GTTCAATAGACCCTGTAGCAATTGTCTGACTAGGTGTTCCTGAGAAAGAAACTATCGTAGTCCGAGTAGTAGATTCAATAGGACTAGAAGATACTGTGATTTTTGAAGACCTTGATACTGTTGGTCCAGAAGAAACTATAGTAGTCCGAGTAGTAGATTCAATAGGAGTAGAAGATACTGTAACTTTTGAAGTTCTTGATACTGTTGGTCCAATAGACCCTGTTGCAGAAGTTGTTGTAGACTGTGTCTGAGAACCAGATGGAGTAATTCCTGTACCAGATGACATAGGACTAGAAGTTATAGTATTTGTATTGGTTCTAACATTTGTTGCCGTTACTGTAGCACAAACGGTGTAGGAATCTGTGCTAGTCTGACTTGCAGATACCGATGAAGATTCTGAGACTGAACCAGATACTGTACTAGTTTGAGACCCAGAACTGGTCGTAGAAACTGAACCCGTTCTAGAGGGCCTATTTGTGAAAGTCAACGACGTGCTCACTGTCATGGTTACACCTGTAGGAAAAGTAGTAGGAGATACTGACCCTGTACCTAACATAGAAGTAGACACAGTGTTAGACCACACAGGTGTTCTAGAAGGTGATTGAGATACTGATCCACTTAAACTAGAAGTCTTTGACTGCGTAGTAGATGCTGTCACCGTCTTTGTAGTCTTTATTGAACCTGTTATCAGGGGCGTCAACGAATTTAAAGGACTAGCACTTTGAGTCTTTGATCTCAAACCAGTATTAGTCTGAGTAACTGACACAGTAGATGTCTTAGAGGCCGATGTAGAACCAGTATTAGTTACTGTAGCGGTACTTGTCTTACTAGAAAGCGCAGAAGTAGATGGAGCTCCAGATACAGTTTGAGCCGATAATGTAGATGTAGGAGTAGGTGAAGGTGTGGGTGCTGGCCCTCTGGAACCGGAACCTGAGGTACTGTCCGTAATTGTTCCTCGAATTGTTTTTGTTATTGTTGCTGAACCCGTACTAGTCTTAGAAACCGAGGTTGAACCCGAAACAGTCAAAGTACTTGTACTTGTACGGGTGTTGGAACTTGTCCTAGTGTGAGTTTGAGTACCTTGCACGGATCTTGTAATTCTAAGACTCTGTGTTCGATTAGGTGTTGAACTCGGCGTCTTTGAAGGTGCTCGTGTAGATGTTAGTGTAGCAGATGCCGACATAGTCTTTGTTCTTGGAGCTGACAGAGTCCCTGTCTTAGTAGGTGCTACAGTTCTTGAACCTGTAGATGAACCGGTACCAGTCTTTGTGTTAGAGATTGACCTGGTTACACTTGATGAGCCTGTACTAGTCTTAGTAGAAGTAACTGAACCCGTTGTTGTTAGAGTGTTTCTTAAACTGAGTGATCCTCTAGATGAACGAGTAAAAGATGCAGATGAAGAGGTAGTCCTTGACGGAGCCATAGAACGTGTCAGAGTAGGCGATGCAGTCTGTGTTTTTGAACCTAGGCTCGATTTTGTTGTAGATGGACTAGATGAACTTGTCTTAGAATTTGTTGTAGTAGCGGTTGTAGTCTTTGTTCTTAGAGGAGTCGAAGACCCTATGGAGGACCCCGTACTGGTCTTAGAACTGGTTGTAGTCTGAGTATCTCTAGGAGTTGCAGATGATGTTTTGGAAGAAGTCGAAGTCCTAGTAGAAGTTCGACTAAACCATGCTGTCTTTGTTGTTGTTGTAGATGGACTGACTAGTTTTGATGCAAAACTAGTTCTAGATAATGTAACTGTCTTAGTAGATGTCTTAGACAGTGTAGATGTAGCTGATGGAACGGTAACAAAACCATCAAGAGCTCTGTTATAAGCCATATCAACCATAGATGCACCGGGTGAGAACGATGCAAGCATAAGTAATAAGAGCATTTACCCTGGTCAATTAATTTTTACATATAGCAACTTTTATTTTATGTTAGAATTCATCGCCAACAGACCTATTTCCACCACGCCCATTAATTAAATTGCGCTGTGCAGGGGTGGTGCATACACATCCACCGTCACAGCTTAGAGTAGCACCACAGCACTCGGGCTTGCACTGATTATTCTTGAAAATAAATAGATTATCCAGGTCAGGAGAGTCTACATTCGGGCCAATCAGAGGCTCATTTGGCAGAGTAGAACGCCAGCCCTGGTATGCACCGGAGCCAGGATTAGTGCCATCATAGGAACCTACAGGAGCCGTAGCAAACTTACCGCCGGGACCACCTAACATGTCCATAAATCCTTCGTCAGACTTCTTCTTTAATAGACACGATGCAAACCCCTCGTTACTGCGCTGAGGCCAATTTGTCATACCAAGAAGCATGCATAGATTTGCTAAAAATAAAAGGACCAACATACCTATTAGATATGAACCGCGATAAGACATATTCTACCCTAGTGGGCGATTTAAAATTAATTCATCGACTAATTGACTAATCCTATGCAATCCAATTTCAGATGCATCGCGTATTTGTGTGTTACCAATCGATAAAATACCTCTTGACATATAAAAATGTATGAGAGGCGATTTTACTGAATTGATCGAATAATATTGTATCCATGTATCGTTTTCATTATCATACATCCATGTTCCATTTGAAATTTGTTTAGGGCCAAGATAACCTTCAAGATGAACGATACCTGTGATAACTCCATCCATTAAATGATCTCCAATTTTAAGGTCAGATGCTTTTACTTTTTTATCGTGGCGCTGAATCATGCAATCAGGAGAAAAACCGGCATCTGAATGAACCGGTACACCGCCGGAGAAACCATTTAACATTTCAAAGACTCTTGAATACCAAATATCAAGTACGGGATCATTTTCTGGGATTTCTTCCCAGTCGGCAAACATCATCATACCCTGATTAGATAGAACATGAATACGACGGGTCGTAGTTGTAAGACAGTATACATATTCTTCGCTTGATATGATTACACCGGCATTAGGATGTTTTCGGACCGGTATTAGTCTTGGATTATATACTAAATGATCGCCGGAAACCTTTATTCCATTCAAGTCATACATTGTACCATACCGTTTAAATACATGTGTAGCTTCTACTCGGGCACCATCTATAAGAATATCGCCCACTTTGATGTCACGAATAGGCTGTGGACCAAAAGCGGTAGCTACTTGAGTATCTCCTGTAAAACATGCATCATTAATCATTGAAGCAGTAATTGCCGTTGTAACAACTACTGCAGTAACCATTACTAACGTAGAAACTGTTAGAATTAATCCAGAAATAGGCGCAAATAGATAAAATAACAATATCTGTAATACTAAGATAATTCCAATAATTATAACGGCTACCATAAGTGTGACTTGAACAGTGTTAATCATTGCCGTAATCATGGAAACAAGGGCCATTGCAATAGAAAATGTGATTCCTTGAAGACGGTCAATAAGAGCATACATGTTAATCATCATATTCCGTAGAAGTTTGGCTGCACTATTAAATCGCTCCATAAACATTGCATACGCCTGGTAACACATAGACCAGAGAGATGTAAATGTCTTTGTCATGCCATCAACAAGAGCACTTGTTATAGATACTAGACCACCTTGGGACTCGGATAAGTTTTTTAGACCAACTGTTGCCGTTTTCAAAGAAGTTTCTATATATTGTTTCTGGCAAAAATGCCAGTTTTCTGTTGCAAATTCTGAGCCAGTCCGTGTATCAGTCTTGGGCTTAAAAAGAGCAGCAGTAGCTATTACGCCCGGTTTACAACGACTTTCATCCCATGATGCCATAATAGAATCACGTAATGTAAGTGTAATAATTATAGAAAGTCCTAGGCCGAGAATCAGTGTTGTAGCAAATAACTTTGGATCCATTGCTCCCCCTGTTGGAGGTAAATACAATAAGAATGATTTTCTATCTTAAGTAGATGGATGACTCTTCGGAACAATCAAACCGGGTCCAACAAATACCAACTGACTTGTACAAAAAAACAATGGTAGACATGTCCCATATAGTTAATACAACAGCATCTAATAAACTTTCTGAACCACCTTCTCTCTATATGTTTATCGGCATCACTTTTGTTCTTATCTTAATAGGATGGATTATAAGTGAAATAGCAAACTGGCATGAAATTCACAATAACTGGGATAAGTATAAGTGTATTCCCAGTATTACAGCATTTTCCAAGTTTTACGGATATGACTTAAATGAAACTATGAATTTTTGTATTGGAGAAGCAGTAAAAAATAATTCTGCCGGAGTCATAGTTCCCTTGTATAAGGGTATAGATACTATTTCAAAGACAGTTGAAGGAGTATATGACAAGGCCTCCGCAATAGAAGGTGGTATTAAATCACTTCTCAGTGGATTTACTACATTTCTAACCAATTTTGCCAATTCATTTCGTCTTATTGGAACAAGAATCCGGGTCTCATTGATAAAAATTCGTGACATTTTTGACAAGGTATTTGGAATGTTTACATCATTTGCTCTTGCAGGTGTTACAGCAATTACATTTGGCCAAAATCTTATGTGTAATCCGCTAGTAACATTTATTGGAACAATAGCCGGCGTCGACGTCTGTTGTTTTGCACCTGGAACACTAGTTAACATGAGTTCTGGAACAAAGGCTATTGAAACAATTAGTATAGGAGATATGTTAGCCGATGGGTCTATAGTAACATCTACTCTAGAATTTCACGGTTTAGAAACATCAATGGTTCGTATTAATGGTATCCACGTAAGTGGAAATCATTATCTGTTAGAATCAGAAAAATTTGTAGAAGCCAAGAATCATCCTAATGCTATTAAAGCGGAGTCTGTCCCACTCATATATTGTCTGAATACAACGTCTAACCGTATTCCTATAGGTTCTAACATATTTACTGATTATGATGAAACATCAGAACCCGCTGTAATTCGTGCTGCTAAATCCGCTGCCGAAATAGAATTAAATGGAACTTCTAGACCATCATCAGATGATTATAGTCTGGGTATTGATCCAAGAGCAAGAGTCGGCAACAAAAGAATAGAAGACTTACAGATTGGTGACACAGTTAATGAGTCGCGCGTAATTGGCCTAATTACAGAACTATGCTCAGAATGCTGTAAGACACCAGGAGGTATTATATTATCTATAAATCAACTAATATATAACGGGTCTTGGACCAGAGCAGAATTCATTTTTCCCCGTATTTCTGGTGCCCATACACTAAAAAATGTAATTCTTTCAAATAATGATCCACTGTATCTACAAAATGAAGGAACTGAATGTGTAGTTACCCGCGATTATATGGAGGTTCATTCTACCTCAGTACAAGAGCCGTATGATAATTGGTTGACTAGCTCTTAACCAGAGTCTTGAGGTCCTGGGGCAATGGACTAATCTCGCACTTGTAGTGTTCACCAATCCGAGTAAGTACAGTTGCCTCGCTAGGATTGACAAAGGAGATAGAAACACCCTTGCGCCCATATCGACCACAGCGCCCAATACGATGCACGTAGTTCTCCTTGTCCTCGAAGTCAGGAAGCTCGAAGTTAAACACTACTGAGACCGTGTGGACATCGATGCCACGGGCCAGCAGATTAGTTGCAATCAGAACTCGGGATGCACCGTCACGAAACTCCTTCATCCGCTGTTGTCTCACAACCTGTGTCATGGGCTCACCATAAATCACACTTGTGGGAAATCCGCGCTCGGTTAGAATGGCATGTAGACGCTCAGCCCGCTCCTTTGAATTCACAAACACAATAGACTGGGTAATTGTCATGCTCTCAAAGATGTCACAGAAACAGTCGACTTTCCAGGAATCCTCCTCTACCTGAACCATGTACTGAGAAATACCGTTCAGTGTGACCTCTGATGTAGTGAGTGTGATACGAACCGGGTCTTTGAGAATCTGACCGGCCAGCTCCAGAACCTCGGGAGGCATAGTAGCAGAAAAGAGTGCAACCTTGCATGTGGAGGGAAGACCCAGTTTTACGATTGCATCTACCTGGTCGGCAAATCGATCGCGCAACATCTCATCTGCCTCGTCCAGTACAAAGTTACGGAGACTGGCAAATGACAGCTCTCGGTTACTAGCCAGGTCATAAATGCGACCTGGAGTACCCACCACAACCTGTGCACCTGCACGGAGCTCACGGATATTTTGGTGGCGGGGAATACCACCCACAGCCAGAAGCACAGAAATCTTCATGTAAGAACCGAGCAGTCTCAGCTGGGTAGCAATCTGGTCTGCTAGCTCATGCGTGTGGGCCAGAATGAGAATCTGAACCTGTTTGAGAGTCGGGTCAACTCGGCTCAGAGAACCAATGCCAAAGGTACCCGTCTTACCAGTACCACTCTGTGCTTGACCAAGCACATCTCGGCCATCCTTAATAGGCATAATACCAAGAGTTTGAATAGCCGATGGCTTCTCAAACCCATGGCCATAAATGCCACGGAGAAGACTCTCGGGCAAATCCATGTCATCAAACTTCAGAACAGGAGGATACTCGGACGCGCTACTTTCTGCGATAAATGAATCAGTCATCTGACCCACTTAGGTCACACAATGTTTAAACCCGGTCAACTTTTTAAGTGCCCCTACATAAACATAAGAGCACCTCTGCCCCCTGAAATCATAAGCATATTATACGTTGTTAGCCATGCATAGATATTATATGATGGACGCTCGACTGTATTCTTTTTAAGAACATCAATAAACATTGATGCAGTAGAATTTCTAGATGTTGACACAGTAACATCAGAACAAAATGCTGATACAAAACTTCCACCACCACCACCGTTTTCAGTTCCACTACCTCCACCATAATATCCATCTCCGCCTTGAAATCCATTTAGAGTACCGCCAGTCTTGGTATATGTAGACAGAAAACTATAGTCCGTTAACATGGCTGTACCATCAGGAAGACCTGGACCTTCTTTAATAGCCGTTGACGGCATATTTGCATAAGAACGACCTCCACCTCCACCTCCACCGACACCTGTTGATACATGGGTAGCAATAGAAGAACCACCTTGTAAACCACACGTTAGAATAGTACCCGCATTACCGCCATTTGGACCTTGGCCACCGGCTCCAGCTACTGCAATATAGGAATATCCCTTTGTAGTTTGAAGAACTAATGCAATAGAACCATCAGGAATTGTTCGTACATAGATATTCTTAAATCCGTCTACATTCTGTAATTCTTGATTATCAATAGTAAATGTGATTGCAGTACCAGCTCCACCACCTCCAAAACCTGTCAGAGTTATCCTAAATGCCTCTGAATATGTATTTACTTGAAACAGATTTCCATACAATTGATTAAATAAAGGCGTAGTCGGAAATTGCAGTTGTGTAAATGTAGCCGTATATGTAGGAACATAATAATCTGTTGCAGTTGTAAATTCAAGGTCTTTTGATGATATCTTATCCCAGTTTGCTGCTCCACGCACTTCATCTACTGGCCGGTCATACGCCTCTGCAATTCCACCTGTAGACCACAGACCAAAATCATAACGATAAATATAACGATTTACTAGCGGGGCGCGTTTACAATTTAAGATAGGCATCAATGATCGAAACAAAGAGGGTCCACTAAAATCAAATCTCTCTTTTCCTCCTAGGCGAAGAGTGGCTGATAACAAGGGATCTGAACGAGTATTACTGAAACCTGTAGTAATATATCCATCACCAAAGTCCCAACTAGGAAAAATGGCATTGGGCCACCATGGTGTCTCAGATGCAGATGCATTTTCAGGTGCCAAATCACGACTAAATAAGAAATATGCATTATATAATGGAGCCTCTATGCGCTGAGCTACCCAGGTAATATCTCGGACTAATCCGCCTTGTTCAATTTCAATCCGGGTCTTAGCAGCACCATTTGTCGGTGCTACTTGAAGAGCATCGTGTGTTTCAATTGGAATCTGAAGATCAGCGGTTCGGAATGCTATTGCCTCTCGGTCTTCCAGACTCACATATTCTACAATCCAGTATGCATCTGTAAAATGGTATTCGGCCGGCATAGTAATGCCTGGCACTCGTGTTCCTAATATATCTGGTAGTGCCATACCGGTAGCTGGGTTGCGTCCGTATTGTTTCAGAGTTGTTCCTGAAGACGTAGGATAATAGAATCCAGCAGATTCAATGTTAGGAAGTGGGCCGACTCCTTCATTAGTTGAAATAGGCGGATTATATCCAACACGATAATCTGTATATACCAGACTCTGAACTGGACGAAATGTACATGTTAATTGTACAGTATCTTTGGCCAAAGCTTGAATAGGGAGAGCCTGGGGTCCTATACCTCTATTCCACCAAAAAGGTGGTACTACTTGAACAGTCTGAGGTGTCTGAATTGTAGTCTTGATTTGACTCAACGTTTTTTGCAATGAATTATATGTTAGAGGATTAAATGACGTAGGATCACGACCTATTAAGAAATTTGTTGTATCAAAATGGTCAAAGGATGAATGTTGTTCATCTATGACTTCAAGAAGACGTGAATCAAACGAATCTATCACACTGTTTGAAATAGACATGGATATTGATGAACAAAGAGCATGTCCGATAGAATTTGTCCAAGACCATGCAGGATATACAGGGCTCTGTACTGCCTTTGATGCCTGTTCTTGAGCGGATACTATGTCCGGCAGAACTACAACTAACACGGCTCGGGTTATGAGTTCTCCGAGAATAGGCAGAGTTACAGTGGCAGTTCTCCCAAAATCGGCTTTGTTATCAAATTCTACACGGCGCCATTGAGAGGCCCATCGAGTACGTTGACGTATTACTGTCTTATAAAATGTGGGTGATGGTTGACCTTCGGTAGGATTAAGCCGAGTTATATCTTCCAAGCCGGAAGATACTATTTTAAGCATTGTTGCCGGTGTAGATGCCATTACTGTTATTGGCAGTAAATAGTTTTTAGACACTAGATATTTTCTAAATATTCTAGTAGAGATGCCAAAAGAATTACATCCAGGATATATGTATTATTACGATTCTAATAATGAAATGCTATTGTTACTATATAAATTAAAGGTCCATATAAATAAAGATAAAGAAGACGACAAACATTATGGTCGTATTACTTATATATTTGTACCTGAATCAAAACTTGTTCTAAGGCCCGATTATAAGTTTATTCCAAATCAAGATATGGAATTAATGACCTCTGATGATTATATTATAGGTACTTTAGAAGAAGTAATTCCAACAACAACCAAGTATTTATATCAAGGAATAACTAAACTAACTAAAAATAAAACACCACCACCATCTGAGAATGTAGACTTATATGTATTTCGTAATTATATCGATGGTAAATACGAATTATGGGGGCTTACTATACCAAAGAATGAACATTTAAAACAAAAATTACTTAAATCAATTATTACAAAAAAAGAATTTGAATCAAGCTCAAATATTCTATATGGTGGTCGCAGAACTAGGAGAAAGAGAAAAACTCGTTCTAGGACTCCGGTAAAATTAAAATAGTTTAGTTTAGTAATGACAGAATTGATAGCAGGAACTAAGTATAAATGTAAAGTTGGTTTAGGCGTGTTGCAATTAACAGCAATTCAAAAAGATTTATATTTTGCAGGCACATTACGCGAAGACACAAAACCTACACCCATTAATCTAATACTTCCTGCAAATTCTATAGTAGGAGTGTTTGTTTTCAAACAAACATTTGCAAAAGAATTTATCTTAGATGGAGTATCGGTTCAAACTGGTTACCATAAATATTTATTTCAAGTTGAAGAAAATAAATATTGGATATGTGAATATCCTGTTCAATTTGACGAAACACAATTTTTATCAGCATTTGAATCTGTTAAAGGTCAAGGAGGTGGCAAAAGAAAAGGAAAAGGAAAAGGGAAAAAAACTCGTTCTAGAATATAGATGACAGACTTAGAACGTGGGAGAAAATATTTATATAATTCTGGAGAAACATTAACCCTAAATAAATTGAATAAAGAAGGGGATGAATATATTGCGTCAAATGATACCATTATTTTAAAATCTGGAGAAATGATACAATATATTGAAAGAATAGATAAAACTTACAAAAATATAAATAATAGAGATAAAATCATTGGTCATATTGAATATATTTTTAAAAAAGATGGAATATATTGTGGATTTAGAATCATAATAGAAAATGAACCACGTATAAATGATTTAATTAAAAAATTATTTATACCACAACATCTGGGGCCTCAAGGAGGTGGCAAAATTAAAAGAAAAAAGAGAAAGACTCGTTCTAGGCTTTAATACGTAAAAACCGCCGAATACGATCTATTGGAGTAAGATACATTCCTGATAAATTATAGTGCCGATAAATTGTAGATGCCGGTATATCATACTTAATTTTTAACTCTTTAATCATAGTATGTATACTTTTAAAATTTCGTCTTAATTCTTTGTACTCATTAGTAACAAGAATTTGGGCCTTTGTATCCCGTTGAAATCCTTTAATAGCATCAATATGAGGAAGAACAAGTGTTTTAAACTCGTTTTTTTGTGTCCGTGCATATTTTTCAAATGTATCCACCGCTTTCTTAAATTTTTGTACAATGGGTTTTGCGTCTTTGTCTCCATTAAATACAGGCGTATTTATAGGTGGTTTTCCCCATAAAAATTCAAAACAAAACGGACACGTGACCGAATCACCAGACCATACTGCATCTCCTATTAATTTAAACGCACACGTGCTATGCATGACTTTGCCACAGCACGGGAGCTCCGTTAATTTATCATCATCGGAAAGAACATTTGAACAACAGCTCATTATGATATATATGTAGTCTACACTTTAGATTAAATCGGCTACTGACTTTAATGCCTTTGCTATTCCGGGTTCTGAACCTGCATGTCCTGCATCTTCGACTACAATTAGTCTTGCATGCGGTACTCTTTGTTTTAATTCCCACGCTGCCCGAAAAGGACAGACCATGTCATATCTACCTTGCACAATTGTAATAGGCATCTTAAGACGCGATGCATCTTGTAAAAGTTGGTTAGGTCTGAGCCATGCATTATGGCTAAAATAATGATTTTCGAGTATAGCTAATTCTTCAACCATTTTTGATTTTGTAGTATCGGGTGTCGGTTTCAAGAATGAAACCGCAGATTCTAGTTTCCACCATCGACCGGCCGCTGCCTTTCTCGTTTTCTTATTCTTGGAGTGTAACAGAGTTTTATAGGTTCTAACATTGTCAGTCTTATTCATGTCGAACTTGGCCCATACTTCGGGCCATACTGTCTGAATTCCACCTTTATATAACCAGTCGAGTTCCCATTTCTGCATAAGACAGACTCCTCTTAGAATTAGTGCAGAGACTACGGATGGATGTTTTTCAGCATAGGCCAATCCAAGAGTAGAACCCCATGAACCACCATATACAGTCCATTTATCAATACCAAGATGTTTCCGTAGTTTTTCAATATCACTTACCAGATCCCAGGTTGTATTATGTTTCAAAGAATCTAGACCTCGTGGAAAAGAATAACCACATCCTCTTTGGTCAAACATAATGACACACCACTTCTTAAGATTAAATTGTTTCAATGGATACATCTGAATACCTCCGCCTGGACCACCATGTAAGACCACTACTGGTTTTTTATTTAGAGGCCCATAAACCTCATAATACATACTGTATCCATCTCCTAGATCTAACATCATTCCCTTACTTTACTGTTAGATTTATACTGGCTCGTTGAGTTCCAGAAATGGCTGTGATTACTACGGTTCCTCTAAATAGTCGTGTAATCACAATACCATTGGATACTCTAGCTATTGCTGGTTGAGAAGATGTCCATGTAGACGCACGATTAGCAGTAAGAACTATAACGGAGTTCCGACCCATGACCAAAGATGTTATGACTTGTCTATTTCTAGAAATTGTTAATTGTGTTTGTACTGGTACTGGTACTGGTACTGGTACTGGTACTGGAACAGGTACTGGTGCTGGAACAGGTATAACATTAACAGAAGATGAAAAAGATATAAATCCATCCAGAGTAGTAGCCGTTATTACCGCAGTTCCTACCGAGATTCCTCTTACTAGGCCCGCAGTTACAGTAGCTACAGGAGAAGAAGAAAACCATGTTACTCCTTTATTTGTAGCTGTTGGAGGACCTACATTAGGCGTTAATTGTGTTGTATTTCCTACAATGACTGTAGAACTGGATAGAGACATTGACGTAACAGGATTAGTAACCAACGCAGTATAACTAGGAACAAATACAGAGCCATTAACCGAGCCTAGTCCAGTGCAATTATCAAAACCGACCGATGCTTGATAATCACCATTATGCCCAACTGTAATATCATAGAATGATGAATATGGAAGTGCATATAATTTAGAAAGAAGACCTCTTGGTGCCTTTCTGAGACAGGCTACTAGGCCAGCAATAGCCGGAGAAACTATACTTGTTCCACCTACAACCATGGACCTACCATTTATTAAAAATTGCACTCCCGTAGTAGGATCAGCTACTAGAGAAATATCAGGAACTTGGCGAGCCTGAGTTCCTGGTACAGGATAAGGTGGACCCTTGAAAAAATTACTTATTCCACCACCTGTACCATATCCTGTAACCGCAGAAAAGGACCATGTAGTCTCATTGGCTCCAGTATAGATATAGTTACCAGATGCATCCTTGTTCGGACAGACTAATGTAGTTCCACCGCATGCAACAACATTAGGTGATGAGCAAGGAAAGTCTGCAACTTTGTATCCAGTTCCATTTTTAGACCCTGTATCGCCCGCAGCACAGGTGATAGTTATTCCTTTGTTCATTGCCGTTCTAAAAAGTGCATCATACTTGGTCAATTCTGCACTTGTAAAATAAGACTCGGGAGCTCCCCAAGAACATGAGATTATTGATGGTTTAAAAGGGGAATTAATTGCAGCTTCAAACACAGCATAAAACGGATCAATATGATACGGTGCTGTCCACTGGTTATAAAAAAAGAAGACGATTGTAAGATTTGATGTTGGGCAACAAGCACCCACCATAGAAACATCAATTATATTCTCGATTGTTGAATTTGTGTCTGTAGGATCCTGAGCTCCTCCTAGATTGACTACATTGATTTTAGGATGATTTGCAGGAGGAATCCCAATTGAAGTCCAATAGGCCTGGACATCATTAGTTAATGCTCCACCAAGTGAGATTACAGCTACTACAACCGGAGTTGTAGGAACCGCAGGGAAATTGTAAATTGTCCGTATATCAGATGCTAAAAAATTTCTGGTCACTGCCGCAGGGGTAGCATCTTGGCGATAAGAGCGAATCCGCATTTAACTAGGATGAATAATTTTGCAATGTTCTTGCTGATGGATCTGTTGCATTTACAAATCTAGGCATCCACATTGCCGGTGTTACTACTGGAACAGCTAAGTCTGGAAAAGTTTGGTGAAACAGTTTTCTGTACCACAATGCCTCTCCAGTCTTGGGTGTATTTACAGCATATATGCATTTGTCTTTGTCTTGTCCTTCTCCTTGGGCCCGTGCCATTTCAAACCAAGAATTTTCAACACGAGAAATCCCATCACTGAATGCCTCTTTTCTCCTCCATAAAACCTTTTGTGGTAAGTCGGCTGTAGTAAATGCAGAACGTAAAACAGACTTTTCCATACATGTTTCAGTTGGTCTGAGTAAATGCGTGGCTATCCCACGGGCTACAGACACAAATTGTCTATCTAAAAACGGAGACCGAGACTCTAGACCCCACGCTGCCATACTGCGCTCAGAACGTGCTACGTCATATAAGTGGATTTCTGTTAGAAGCCTAGTAGTCTCTGACTCAAATGCTGTATCCGTAGGTGCAGACCGCATATAGAGATATCCGCCCAAAACTTCGTCGGCACCATCACCGTTCAAGACAACTTTTACGTTTGGTGTCGATTCGGTAATCCATTTAGCTAACAGATAATTCCCTACTGATGCACGTACCGTTGTAATATCACACGTTTCTATTGCTCGGATTACTGCTGGTATAGTTGCTAGACATTCCTCGGCTGTTACAATCCGTTCATGATGCACAGAACCAATATGTGTTGCTACTAAACGGGCATGGGCCAAGTCCGGACTTCCTTCCATACCAATACTATAGGTATGAAGAGTCAGACCACGAGATTTCATAATCTTAGATGCTATTGATGCCACTAAAGAAGAGTCTAGACCACCAGATAAACAGGCTCCAATTTCACGAACTGTTGCCATACGTTTTTCTACAGATGCAATTAATGCAATACGGAGTGCATCTGATGCACTTACTGTATCAATGAGTTGGGGATTCTTTAACCATGGAACCTGGTGCCATTGTTCTTTAACTGTAAGACTACCAAACCGATAATAATGTCCAGGTTCAATCTGCTCCAAGTAAGTCACATCTGGTGGAACCGCTTTTACTTCACTGACTAGAGTCGACCATACAGAATTTTGTGCAAAATATAATGGTCTAACACCGTATGGATCACGAGATGCCTCGATTACACCTGTTTCCAAATTAACAACAACAATGGCAAAATCACCGTCGAGTTGTCGACTGACTTCTGCCAAAGATAGACCGGTATCCAATGCTGCTGGAATTACTGCACAGTCACTAGAACCAGGCGGTACACTAAGATGTAGTGTTTCAATAAGTTGCTGTGAATTAAAAATTTCTCCATTACACATCACAACCCGATTATGTTCTTTGCTAAAAAATGGCTGTTCATTACCGGGTTCTCCTTGAATATGAAGACGAGTAAATCCACAAGATACAGTGTCTGTCAAAAAAGTGTTTGTGGAGTCGGGACCTCTGGGTTTTAATAGGTCTAGACTCTTATAGAAATAATTTTGATTTTGATTGTTTTTAGACCATAGTACACATATACCGCACATCTTAGACAGCTTTTATGAATTTGCTTTAGACTAAACAAGCTGGGCCTGCTCATCCTGCTCGGCTACTGCAGCCTGGCCCTCTAGCTCATCTGCAAGCTGATTGAGAGCCTCATCACTAGGTACCTGACTAGGAACCTCACTAGGTACCTCACTAGGTACCTGAGTCGGTGGATACCGAACCTCGTAATTGACTAGCCAGAGCTTACGAGCCGTATCCTGTTTATTCATGAACTCCTGGAGATTCCCAAAGTACGAACCGGCACGGGCCTCATGAATATCCCACAGAAGCTTACGATACTTCTGAGGAGCCTGTCCCAGAGGAAATTCCCTCTTCTTATACACCTTCTGGTACATGTCATAGGCCTCCTGTGTACAGGCCTTGAATGCATCCACAGTGAAAGTAGCGTAATGATAGTCCTCCGGATACAGAGTCAAGTACTGGTTGAGCTTCTTCTCAGACCAGCGCTCTAGCCAGACGTAAGGAAGCTTGGAATTGTTGCCACGGAGTTTAAGAGCCAACTCGTACTCAGGTGTTGTGAACCTCCAGCGCCGGTCCGTTGCAGTATCCTTTACCATGAGACCCTTGAACTTGTAATTGAACTGCTTGCCCCATGCACTTAGTCTGGACTTTACGTCTGCAAGACTAGAAAGTGCATGCCGTTTGGGCAACAGAGAAACAAACTTCTCGGGCAGGAAGTCCTCAGGATTAGGAATGACTCGCATGCTACGGGCCTCTGCCAGCTGGACAAGGCTCACCCGTGGAATCCCATATGGAACAGGAACAACAATGCGCTCAAGAGGATGCTGAAGAACCCATGAATATGTAAGCTCCTTGTCAAGATTGTTCAAGACCAGTCCATTTGCCTCTACGGCATCCATGAACAAATCCAGAAATGGTTTCCTGCTGTAGAATGTGTTGCCTGCATCCAGCTGGGAACGAGATGCCATGCGCCAGCCATGCTTGTCCCAGAACATGTTAAGCATCACACCATCCACAAACTCCTCCACAACAAATGACTCGGAAACCTCTTCATCGACGGCCCTAGCAGGAGCTGCACAGACTGGTCGATTCAGACGCATGTCCCACACCACACTCCTAAAGTATGGAACATGGGGCAGGTCCAGCTTGGAATCCTTGTTATAGTAAATCATTACAAGGGAGTCATCGGGATTCTTTCTGTTGTCACGAACTTTTAGCAGGCCACCCTCGGGACCCTGCAACCATGCTAGCAACGCCTCTGATGCTGGGTGCGCCTCAATTAATTTAGAAAATACGGTGGAAGTCATCTTCGCCTAGTTAGCAGTAACGTGTTGACCCGGTTGTCAAGTTTTTCAGTTTGTTGGCTCCGTTGAAAATTAAGAGATAACAGTAGTGGAAATGGCAGATGATCCTCTACACCACGGAAATACGGTGTCTCTTCTTTCTAGTAAATATGGTCTAGTTACGGGTCGTATTATATATCGTAGTCTCAACATGGTACGGATTCTAAGTAATGATGTTAGTGATCGTGCAATAGAATTTCCTATGACGGCAGACGGCACAGGATTTGCTCCCGAACTAGGCGTTTCTGATATTTTCATAGACTCTGTTCAATCATCGGACTACTATGTTGATACATTAGGAGTACAAAAAGGAGAATTACTTGAATTTTTTACAGCAGATGGTATTGAAGCTGCTGCAACCGGTATTGTAGCCGAGATTATTAAGACAGAAACCCAGGATGCTATACGCCTAGAAGATGGTCGTGTCTTATCTTTTCAAGGTGAGGGTCCTGAGTTACCGATTGTTGTAATCCGTGTATCAACGGTCAAAACTGGTGAAATCCAAGCTGAAGTAGCAGTTCCAGAAGAAAAACCGATAACATTCGATGTTCTATCGATGTTACGCGGTATTCTACCCACCGCTTCTGTAGAAGTTATTCCATCGGCCGAGCGTACATTTCCCGACTCGATTCAACGAGAAGATATGTTTCAAGATTTATTGGCCGATATTCCTGCAAAACAACAGACTAATCCGCGCCGTATTCGTCTATTAGAACGCGAAGTTGATCTTGCACTAGCATTAAAAAACCGTTCAAGTCTAAAAGACTCTGTGCGGACTATTCAAGATGCATTGAAACAAACCGTTGTTTCAGCTGCAATTCCTATAGTAAAAGGAGCAAAGGTCTTAAATTTAGACGAAGTACCTGAGGGAGCCCAGTATAAGCCAACAGATGTTGCACCGCGTTCGTTGGCTAAGACTGAAAGTGATTCCGAAATATTAGCCAATAAATATCTGGATGGAGAAGGTGACTTTTTCGGATATCTATATGACTTATTTTCTCGTGATGCATCTACTCTTGTAGGAAAAGAGGGTTCTGGATGGACAGAAGACCAAGATGTTATACGTACCGCCGGTCTAGGTACATCTGTGCAAGGACTGAGTACCGGTCTATCAGAAAAAGCTATGGTAACACCCTCATTTCTTCTAAGTAATGTTTCTGACCGTGCTATGCGTGTTCTAACATCCGATGTGTCTGTTCATCTAAAATCGGGTGTTCGCAGTCTAGTTGCACCCAGTGATCCAACAGAAGTGGAAGGTTATGTCATACTTCCCATAAAGGCCACACTAACTCTGCGTCCACCAAAGAATCCTGGTGACTTACCTACTGCACTGTTGTATTCATCATACGATGATAGACCAACAATTGCAGAAACATTAAGTGATCTATATTCTACTACGGCAGACCCTCTTCATGCATGGACTACTATGGATAATAGTATTGACTTGGCCGATTGGTTACAGCAGATTCTTCCTTTTTCTATTCATCCCGCAGACAGTCTGGGCCCGCGTACACCTAGAATGTTAAGTATTATGGATGCACTAGGTGTCGGTCACACAGACTTGTCACCACCGGTCCGTGATGTAGTAAATAACTGGGTTTCCAAGAGTCAACGGACTTGGCGCACTCTGTTAAAAGATAGGCGAACCACGATTCAAACAGCCATAGATGCAGAAAAAGATGTAGTATTTGATTTAATGAGTCCTGACTCACTTCTGTTTGTACCCGCAGCCGAAAAACGGGCGGCCGCACTCCAAAATCTTATGGATGAGTTTAGTAAACGAAATCCATTAATCAAAGGTTCATGGTCTATGATAACGGCCTCGCTATTAAACTCAAATAGTGACAGTCTTCCTCTTTTGTACTCATATATACAGAAAACGGATGGATTAAATGAAACAGTGGACGAAGTGTCAGCATCACTTGCTCTTTCTGCTAGCCGGGCGTATGCTATCAAGGTATTAAAGTCTAAGAATGTTCTTCAAGACCTGAAATCGGCACCCGAAATTTCTAAGTGCCCGCATGTACAACGGCTAGAAAAAATCCGGAATGTGTCTGATGTTCTTAAACGTTCCCGTCTTCTTCATGACTTCATTGACAAGTATCAAGGACCCCGTGTTGGTTCATGGATGACCTGTGTCTTGTGCAAAGGAGGCTGTGTTTGTTACCATGAAATTCTTGAACTAGAGGCATTGGCCCAGCCAAGTCGTCTAGAATCAATTCAAAAACAGATGCTGGTCTCTTTTGGCGGTGAACGATACGAGGGCAAGATAGTCTGTAAGAATTGTGGACAAGCACTACAAGACATTGATTATGATGAACATGTGGAATTTAATGATGATGGAAAGGCTATTACGGGTCGGTCGGTTCTAACAGATGAACAAATGGCCGAAGTAACGGATGGCACTAAGATAGACACTCCTGCATCACTAACATTTGCTTCTACTGCCCAGCAGGAAATTGCCAGTGCTCTTCAAGTTATAGTAGACAGAGCCGGTATTCGTATGACAGATGCAGTTATCCGCCGTATAGTTCGATATGTAGATATTTATGTAGGTGCTCGTGCACCTCCGCCTGCAGCATACGAGGCTCAGCGAGCAAAGGCACTTGCCGCCTCTACTACCAAAGTTAAATTGGCTACTGGATCTGATATTGGGACTATTGCGGTTCCAACATATGCCGCTGTCCTAGACCAACTCCGTGTTACTGCACTTGCTAGCTTAGTCACATTGGCTCTTCAAACGGCTGATCCGCCTATAGAAGTACCTACACCCTTTCCTCATTGCAAGTTCAGTCGAGGAGGCTGGCCTCTTGAACCTGATGCACCAAAAGACACAGGAGCTGTCTTATATATTTCTTGTGTAATTGCACACATACAACGCGACATGACTCCATGGAGTAATCTTGCATGGTCCGGTATAACTAAATTGGAGTCTAGACAGACGGCTGTCTTAAAAGCGGTTATTTCTGGACTGAGCATAATTGTACAGGGCGACCCTAAGACGGGTCCTCTGACATTTACGCCCGAAATACGGACGGACTTAATTAAGGCCCAGACGGATGTGGAGCGCCAAACAAAACAGGCTCTTGTGAGCCAGAGAGATATTCTAACACACGGATTTCGCCCAGAAGTCAAACCGCCTACAGTAGCTAGACCAGTTATAGAAAAAGAGCCAGGAGGAGTTAGAGTTGATATTCGAGATGCATTACAGAAACTTGCATTTTCAACTATTACTGAGATGCATACGATTGCATCTGTTTCAGTTTCTTCTACTGATGCAGTCTGTTGCCCTAAACAACTACAAGATGTACCTGTACCCGCATTATCGGCTCTTGGTAACGCCTATAAAAAGATAGGTAAAGGTACGCATTTATGGCAGAGATCGGTAGAAGAATCAATAGAAGTTGTAGAAAAAAAAGTGGAAGAATCCATTTATTTCAAACTATTCTTGCAATACTGTTATCTGGGAGCCCATGCCGGCCAGTCTCACGAATTTTCGTTTGGTAACATATGCCGTCAATGTGGGTTTGAAGCAGAAAAAGATGTGGCGGGTCAAGCCGGTCCCTTGAAAATTGAAGTCACTGAGATAGCATTTGAAAATTTGTCTACTCTTGTACGTCGCAATAAACGTCTGATACCGCTGGAAGCTGCCAAAGGACAGATAGGATGGAAAGAAGGTCTAGACAAGATTGCCAGTCTAACATTGTATCCTGACTTCAGTACAGCATTGAAAACGGTCTTAGCCTCGGAACTTCCTTCGCATATCTCAGAAAAAGAAGAAGACATACAGGCCCGTGCTATTGGATGGGGCCCAATTGCAATCTTACATGATGAATTAAAGGCACAAATTGTAGACCGTGTTGGTCCTCTTACACCTAGACAGAGTGGTTCTGTTGGAGAAGCGCGGGCTCGAGAGGCAGTTACTGCATTTGATACGCTTGACCGTATTCTAGAAGATCCTTTTGTTGAGGGTCCACGAAATATATTAGAATATTGGTGTACCAAAGTGTCCGCTGCGGGAAGAGGGTTTGGTGTGACAACTGTAGCAGGAGCCAAGTGGTTCAAGATTTCACAGAAACACAATGATGTTCTAAATGCTCTTCTTCTAGCTAATTCATCCTGGTATGCCGGTGACATTCCTGATGCAATGCGACCTATTCTGGTTACAATGAGTACGAAACTTGCTCCTTTTATTCGGACATGGATATCATCTGTTAGACCAGGCGAATGGACCAAAGAAGAGGCACGTCTCGTACTCCGAACAATAGTGTTTAATGTATGGTGTGATGCAATATCCACGACTTCTGCATTTTACGAAGACATTGTAGTAGCAGCTGAACGTGAAAAGGTAGCAGTAGCTATGTCAAATTGGACACGGGCTCTGATGATTCATATAAAGGCACAAGTATTCAAGTATGACAAAGAGACTATTCGTCGAATCTTACAAGAAAGAGCAGAATTGGAGCGCACAAGTGTAGTAAAAGAATTCGAAGATATCAAAGATGATGATCAACGTGCTGCCGAGTTAATGAAAAAAGGATTTAGGATTGGTCGCTGGGGTGTTGGCAAAAATCTACAAAAGTACGATGCAAATCTATTTGAATTTGAGTCTGAACAACGTCTTCGTATGGGTATAGCCGATGCACCGGTAGACCCAATACTCTTGGAAGGTGCTGGGCCACAGCCTCAGACAAATGAATTTGGTTTTGCAGAAGTCGCAGAAGAAGGATATGACTGTGTCCAAGATACTAGTGAAGATTAAATAAAAACAAACGCGATTACAAATCCATAACTTTAAACATGTTAATTAGATGGAAGCCATATGGTTAGCAATTGTTATTTACAGTCTTGGACTGGGCCTAGTTCTTTATCTACGACCGGCGTACATGTTTAATGAAAATGGAACTTGGAAAGAATTTGGTTATAAACGTGATTCCCGGCATACACTGCTTCCTTTTTGGTTATTTGCTATAGCATGGGCTCTTCTTTCATACGCTATATCTATGGCTCTAACTCTTACATTAGCTTCTGCCGCGATTGCTACGTATTATCAACCTGATGATTCAGAGGTAGAAACAGAATCTGAGCCAGAACTAGAATTAGAACCAGAACCAGAATTAATGCCTGTATCAAAGGCTAAGAAACCTCGCCCTGGATACTATGTTCTTAATGCCAATACTAAACGTAACGGTATTAAGAAATATGTATATTATGGAACCGACAAACCTTAACAAGATGTTCCACTCCACAGAGTGCCAATTCCTACTCCATAAGCACCTGCCGCCGCTAACCAATACGATGCACCTATAGCTATTTCATGACGGGTCTGGTTTTCTATATCATTTAGAGTAGGCTGAGTCTTTTGAGTCTGACTAGGCATCCCAGTAACTGTTTGAGCTGTAGTCAATAAGACCTGTTGATTCAATGCATCTTTTTGATCTAAGATGATATTATGTGCCAAGAAGAATGTTGAAATCATTAGACGCATAGGTTCTATATACGTAGGTATTAATACCATTATTGCTGTTATAAGTGAACCCAGGAATGAACCTATAGCAATAGTCTTAAAATTATTAACACCGCCACAAGTATTTGCTTGTATCATTGTTAATAATCCCATATTCAACAAAAACGATGCTATAGAACATGCTACCACTAGTACAACAATAAAGCTTGTACGTGTCATTGATACAAGGTCTTTTACCATGACATACACAAGAAATGGTAGACATCCGTGTAAGATAGCAGATGCAAACATTTCACCATACATTAAATTCAAATCTAAAGGCATTCTAATCAGTCATTTTATTATCCTTAATCAGAATGTCCCAGCGTGTAGCTAAACCGGCTGATATTAAAACATTAAAAAACTGGGTTGATAGATGGCCAAAAGCCGGTAATCTGCTGTTTGACGAGGCTACCCGGGAGCCTACTATTAATGCATCAGATGGTACAAAGGTTGGTTCTATACCATGGAAACGCGAGGGTGACATTATAACTGTTCTTACTCAGCCGACTAAGTTTACACAAAATATTGTCGAACTTGCTAAGAAACGTATTACTAGTATAAATGTTGCAGCTAAGACAGTTCAAGCAGGTCAAGAAGCCCAGATGCGTGTTCTTGAAGGTGCACTCTTAAAGGCATGGGCCGATTACAAGAGTGCGCCTTCAATTCCACTGCTACAGGCTGTTTTGTCTGCTGAAAAGGCTCTTGCATCTCAGTCTCAATCTACTCGTGTAGTTATTACAAACGGTGATTTCATGTCCACTTATCTTCCACCGGTGCCTATGCAACAAAGAGCATTACCTATATAATTACTGTAATGGATAGGCCGTAATACGGGCTTCGTTTTTATCACAGTCTACTTTATCCGAGTGGTACTTGAAACAGACACCATTACGATCTTGATAAATTACTTTTCCTGCATTTTCTATATTAGGATACTTGTAAATAACAGTGGCCGTTGGTTTTAGAACATATACGAAAAAGAAACCAACGAAGAGTCCTAGTAAAAATGGAAGAAGATGTAAATGATTAAAAAATTTCATCTGGCCCTACTATAGTCTTACAATATATTAGATGGTAAATTATTGGCTTCTTATGGAAAATCCAACAATTGCAATAGGAGTAAGTTTTCTTATAGGATTTGGTATAGCAGCAATGTTTCGTCCTCTCTGTAAGGGACCCGAGTGTATTGTACTACATGGTCCACCGGTAAAAGAAGTCATAAACAAGGTATATCAACTAGGAGGCGGGTGTGTTGAGTTTACAACAGAAGTTGTAGACTGTCCAAAAGAACAAAAAGATGTTGTCAAGACGGTTCAACATGTTAGTGCGTAACCTGCATCAATAAAAAATAGAATGAATCATCAAATGCCTCAGAGTACACCCCTGGACTCGCTGGATTCTTCTGAGCCGACCGCAGACGAGGAGCGTGTGCGCCGGATTCTCTCAGAAATGAATGCGGGACCTGCCGGATCTGTTATTTCCGAGCCTCCTGTTTCAACTTCGACAGGCGAGATCCGTATGGATCCCGCGGCAGCTCGGGCCCACATTATTGGTAACTCGGCTCCCTCTTTGGCCGATTTCCAGTCTATGCTTTTTCAGACTCCTCCCGGAATGACACCCATACATAAACAAGAGCCAGTACAAGACCAGCGTGAACCAAAGGTTACTAAGACCGCTCCTACACTAATGTCTTCTATTATGCAATATATACGTGCACCGATTGTTGTGATGGTAATTGTTTTTTTTCTCAATTTACCGGTTATTACGAGTATAATGTCAAGATACGCATCATGGATGTACTTGGGTAGCGGTGAAATCAGTATTGCAGGTCTATTAATAAAGTCTTTGTTGGGAGGAGGATTATTTGCTATGTATCAAGTTATAGCTAGTCTTTTTTAACCCAATAAGATAGAATGAACCAAACGGAAAAACTTGGTTTAAGTTTGTTTCTTGGTGCTGCACTTTACGCACTAATTACGGGAAATAGTCATACTATTATAGCCGGAATTGCATTTGTGTTGATGATGATGGGTGGTCTGCCTAAACAACGGACTTTGGCATTTTTAGTAGGAGCGAGCGTAATAGCTCTTCTCCAGACTAAGAGGCCTGAGGGTTTTACTTCAGGTTCTGATTCTGAATCTGAATCTAAGTCTGGTTCTAGTCCTGAATCAGATGAACCATTTAAGAATAAAGTAATGCTCCCAGACAACACAGACCGCAAAGAGCCTCTAGTACTAGGTAAACCATACAAGTTACCTTCTGAGTCTGATGATAAAGGATTTCACTTGGATTCCGGCACTACATTTATGAATGCGTACAAGTCACTAAAGCCCGAACAAATTGCTGCTATGACCAAGGATACACAGGAATTAATGAACACCCAGCGTAATCTTATGTCGACTCTGGATGCACTTAAACCCATGTTAAAAGATGGTCAGAATATGATGAACATGTTTGGAAGCTTCTTAGGACCAAAATAAGGCCCATAATTAGATGGATAAAAATATTAGACTATTATTCATTATACTTCCCATATTAATTATTTTAGTATTACTTCTTGGACTTATACCTAGACCCAAACTAACACAAACATGTATGGAACGGTTCGTCGATATTGAAAAAATAGACCCACAGGCTCTAATCAAGACACTTCGGACTATGTTAGATAAGTATGATGATCCGGAAATATGGTCTCATGCTAAACGAGTTCATAAGATGTCTCCAGGTGAATTAGCCCGTTTGTAAAAATTTGACTTACAGTTTTATCTATTCATATAGTACATGAGTAGACAAAATGGTACTCCCGTTGTTCTTCATAATTCATCTATAGTAAAGGAGCAGAGGAAACTCGATACTTCTGATATTGTATTGCCGAAATATCTTAGCCTTGAATCTGTACAAAAGATTCAAGAGTACAGACGTCTAACATCTAAGACTCAGGTTCAGCTTGACCAGGCGTTGGCATTTCCTGCAAAAACAATGAATGGTATTGAGTCGCGTCGACTTGTACCAACGCCTCAGCAACTCTCTAAACTAAAACGACTCATTCCTGGATTGATCTAATATATGATTATATACTAGGGATGCGAAACTGGACCACAGTAGTCTTAGTTGGAATTATTGTTGTTGGAGGACTTGTTTGGTATAAACAGGGTTCAGAACAAAAAACTCAAATAGTCATTGTTCAACCATCAAGTCAATCGAGTCAAAAACCCGATGTTTATGCGGAACCCGTAACAAGATATCCTGCTAGTCTGCCTACTGTTCTGAGCAGAGGCCCTGTAGGAGCCTATGGTCAGATTGGTATTCTTACTGCTGAAGGCGGATCATCTTCTTCCGCTGCACCCGATCGCACTATTTTGCCTCTGTATGGACGCGAGATAGACTCTAGACGCGGTCGGTGGAATTACTACACACGAACGGACGGAGCAAATCCGGTCCAGGTTCCTATTCGTTACAAGAATCGGGTATGTGATGACGATATAAATGGATGTGAAGAAATATATAATGAAGAATCTGTCCATGTTCCATCTCTGGGTCGGTCATTTACGTCAACCGTTTATAAGAAGTCACTTTTCATATAGCAGAAATACCATTAATAGCGCCAGCGTATTATGTCAGTCTTGTCTTTAATTTTTTTTGGACCATTTACGGTATGGTTATAAACACGACTCTTAACATCCGCTAAATAAGAAGGAACTTTGTATTTTATATATTCACATGATTTTAAAGGTAGAGGAGCCGTCCTATACTGTCCTATTGTTTTCCAATCCATCTTAGTTCGGACTAAGATATTATTAATCATGTGATAAACTAGGGGATGCTCGGCTGTAATGAAACACCATTAGCGTGGCCAGCTGGTTTGCCATTATCTGATGTTAGAATTTCCAATACTAGTGGTATTACTATATCTGCGAATAATCCCGGTTCTCTTCAAATTCTTACAAGACGGACGGGAACTGGTGTAGGAGACGGTGTTAATATTGTTGAAAATAGCAGTATTACTCTTAAATATCGTGAACAACAGTATATTTACGAAGAGTCCGTATTTCATGTAACAGGTTTACACATATTTCCAGGCCAGACATCGCCATATTCTGGTGAATACCACATTCATATGAGTACTTCTTCGCCCACTCGTAAATTAACTCTTGTCATTCCACTTAAACAAATTGAAAATGTCAGACCTGGTGATATTAGTGGAAATTCATATTTCAGTGCATGTTCACGCCAACCAGTATCTGTGCGTCCTCCTTTACAATCTATTCTTCCTATGGGTTCTGATATGATTATTTATATGGGGCCGGAAATACGAGGTAGAACAGCAAATACCACTGCATGCAATATTTCCATTGAACACGCCTATTTATTAGTTTTAACACCTGTTCCCATTCTTGCTTCCGACTTGTATCGTATACGGAGAGAAGGTTCAGCCAGTGAAGATACACGGGACTTGCCCGCTCCTCACATAGTACCTTCGCTAAAAGTAGATCCTATAGTATTAAAAGGAAAAGTCAGACTAGCTAAACCAGGACTTATAAACCCTGTAAAAACAACTAATGCACCTCAATGTACTCCACCAGTAATAGAGGAAACAGAAGTAGTTCAACCACAAGACAATACTGCAATAACATTTGGTATAGGAATAATCTTTGTACTCTGTTTTTATGTAGGTATTGTAATTACAGATTTTTTTATAGGATTTTTATGGAGCACATTTTTCAGCGGTGAACATGTTAAGGGTACAGAGCCTTTAAAAGGTCTTCTAATAGGTATAATTATGATTGCATGTCTTTGGAATTATTCGGCAGCCGTAGTATATTTTAACTTATAATAGTAGATGAAATTATTATTATTCTTACTATTACTGGTGTGTCTATTTTTAATAATGACTCTTGCACCAACTCGTGAAACATTTGTATCACTTCCTCCTAAGTGTCCCCCCAATTACAAGATGTATATTTACGGAGATACTGCATATTGTTGCAAGGGTACAATAAATAAAGATGCATTAAGTTCCAATAAATCGTGTATTCCTTCTGTAACAGATGTAAATGCATTTTGTACATTATCTGTTTCTGAACCCGGTATACCCAATTGTTCTAAAATACATGGTAGTCTTTTGTCTACCAAAGGAAAAACTATGTGTCCGCCAAGTAAACCCAACTTCTGTTCTTCTAACAGATGTTGTGCATCTCCTGTCACCGATGATGGCACAGACTGTGTGAATAAGAATGCTGGGACTTTCTGTGATTTTAATTCAGACATATTTAATGGTGCACCGTGTCAATATCAACGCATGAAAGAGTTAGATACTTGTCCTGCTGGTACTAACATAACGGATACTGTAGTAGCATCGGGGCCACTCAAAGGGATGACTATTTATGGATGCTCGACACTGACGAGTACGTGTTACACGTCAACGCTGATAAATGCATTGAAAGGTCTTGGCAAAGATGTATCGAAGTTGACTCCGTGTACATCTGAAGAGTGTTATGTAAATGGTGTTAAACTTGGAACATGGGGTATGGGTGGTCCCGATGGTAATATACCTATGATACTATATACAAAAGAAGAATGTGATAGTTTAAAAGGAAGATATATAAGCCATTCAAAACAATGTGTAAATAATGAATCTTTATCTTTTAATGACATATGTAAATAAAATTAACATGTCTCAGCCAAAGCACACAGAGCTTTAGTATCTAGACCAGGAAATGACACCTTGTTATCACCTATATCTGTAGGACGATACTGTAAAACTTTTTTGACTTGGTTAGGAGTAGGCATAGACATAGGCATATGCATAAACATAGACAGAAAAAATACACAAAGAATTAATATGATAACAACAAAGACCGTGTTCATCTATATTAAACGTATATTATAGGGATGGTAAAACTAGGTATTATTCTTTTGCAAACAAATCAAGAAACACCATATATGTCTGAAAATATACGCAGATGGATTCAACAAGCCGAAATAGAAATAGTTCCAATTTTGCCCAGTATCACTGGAGCAGAGGCCGCCGCATATTTTGATTATATTGATGGTCTTTTTCTACTTCCAGGTATAGCAGGAGTATCTCCAACACCGCAATATAATACTCTTGTTAATACTTTTTTGACTATGGCATACAATTCGTCTGGATTTCCTGTATGGGGAACCTGCCAGGGATTTGAACAAATGATTCAATTTATTGGTGGTATAGATATCTTAGAATCTTTTAATTCTAAAGACTATTTTAAACAGGTCCATGGCGATGTGATATCCAACATAAACTCCAAAATTCTTAAAGTGGCTCCTCCCAAATTCTTACATCAAACATATATTCCCTATTTCAATCACACCGAAGGAATTTCTGTGAACCGATTTAATAAAATCCGGGCTCTTAAGAAAACTTTTCATATCTTGGCAAGAGCCCATGACCGCGGTGGAAAAGAATATGTAGCACTTATTGAAGGAATTAAGATACCTTGGTATGGATGTCAATTCCATCCAGAAAATCATCAGCCTATGTCTGAAACACTATGGTTAACAAAATTCATTAAATCGGAGCTTGAACGTAAAAAATGACGTTTGTATAACCAGGCCTGGCTATTAATGTCTAAATTATTGAGTCATCGGGGCTATGCCATTCTTAAGGAGAGCTTAAGCGAGGCAGAGTCACGAGATATGAAACGGGCACTTACTGTAAAACCTAATGTAGCTCCGGGTTTCGGTGTTGCAGAACCATTTCCTCTTTATTTTGAGAGCACGACTCGTTGGTATGTTCCACGATTTTGGGGCCTAGAACGGTTCGGTGAACCCGAGGGCGATGCACGTTCCTGTGGCAAAGATTTAAGATCTGAACTTGTCTTTAATAAGACTCTGAGACCGGAGCAAAATCCAATTGTCGATGCATTCAAAGCCGGTGACTACAATGGTCTAATATGTGTACCTTGCGGATTTGGCAAGACATTCATGGCTATCTGGCTTGCGTGTCAACTCAAGAAACGTTTTCTCATCGTGGTCCACCAAGAATTTCTAATGGAACAGTGGCGAAAAGAACTAGAGGGTTCTGTACCAGGAATCCGTATAGGTGTTATCCAACAAGACAAAGTTCAAACAGGTCTCATGGAGGTTAAGACGCCTAACATGGATGAACTCAAGGTTCGACTGAAAGCCCGTGGTCTCAAAGTCGGTGGAACTAAGCAAGAACTGTTAGACCGTTTGAGAGCCGTAGAGCCTCCTGAAGAGGCAGTTGAATACGATTGCTGTATTTGTATGATTCAGACAGTTGCATCCCGTAGTTGGCCCGCTTCTACATTTGAAGGATTCGGATTTGCTATCTTTGATGAATGTCATCATCTTGGTGCCGAGCATTTCTCAAATGCTCTTATATCTATTCAGACCAAGCATATGTTAGGACTATCGGCCACTCCAAAACGTATTGATGGTCTCGATAATGTCTTTCTCTGGTTTCTTGGACCAATTCGTTATCAAATCAAAGTCCGAGAGGCCGATGATACAGTTATTGTCAAAGTTCTGAAATTTACATCGGCGGATTCTGCCTATGCAGATGAACCAACTGATTTCCGTGGTGAAGTCAACAGAGCCCGTCTATGTAACCAACTTGCTGATTATGAACCTAGAACCGTGGCTATCGTGAACGAGCTTGAACAGGCTCTGAAAGAAGGACGGAAACTTCTGGTTCTTTCAGATAGACGAACCCATCTCGAAGCATTTGAGACTCTGTTTAAGAAACGGGGTTTTGAGTCTATTGGTTATTACGTGGGTGGAATGTCATCAGATGCACGAGATGTATCGGCTACTAAACAAGTCATTCTGGCCACATTTGCATTGGCTGCCGAGGGCATGAATGTCCGTGATTTGAATACAGTGGCTCTTGTGACACCAAAATCTAGAATTGAACAGGCGGTAGGTAGGATCTTCCGTTTGAAAAAAGAAGAGCGCACCTTTGCACCGGAAATTTATGATATTGTAGACATTCATCCATCACTTCAGGGTCAATACAAGAAGCGGGTCCAATTCTATGAACAATGTGCCTATCGTGTCATGGTAAAAGAACCTGGTTCTGAATACAGAGACCGCAAGGTCAAAAAAGTAGAGGAGCCGGCGGGTATTCCACTGTTTAAGAATTAAAAATTAATGTCTAGCAGTGAAATTAGGGGATGGAGTTACCAACCACTTTGGTAATCAGGCCAAATTTACCAAATCCTATTAATAGGATTCCAAATCTACATGAAAGTCAGAAGATTTTAGGTCGTAAGTCGCCAAAAAACGTTTTAAATGAATTACGACACAGAGTAACAGTAAAAAGAAATAGTGTGCCTCGTATAGCTTTTACTGTGATGGGACACGGTTTAGAAACACCCGAATATAAAGTTGTGCCGAAAGGCTGTATTTTGGTAGTACCTACTGCTTCAGGAAAAGGGACAAAGGCAATTGTAAGTATTACAAATAATTTATTACTTATGCAAATGGAAAATCGTAAGATTATTTTAGACCCATTGCGTCATAAAAAAGAGCTTTATGAAATGTTTGGACCTGTCACAATTTTTACAGAAGGAGATTTATATCCAAATTTTAAATATAGACTATTTGGATTTTATAATGCACGTGCCTCTGCACGTCCATCACTTCTACGCCAAAGTGGATTCATTCGTATAAATGGGGATGAACCAGTTAATCCTCTTTTAGTTAATACTTTACTAAGTGACCGAAGTATGTTTACAGGTAAAAATACACAATATCAGAAAAGTCCAGATATAGTCAAGATTAGAACTTTAACCGACGAAGAGTTTGATATACCTTTGCATTTAGTGGATGGCATGGTACCTGACGTAAGTAATTATGATGGAATGAATAACAAGACAATTAACACGCGTTTTGGAGGAAGTGTCATAACTATAAATCCCGTAGCCGAAGCTATTATTAACCGGCTTAATTTACCTGAACTCTTAACATTTAGTAACGGTCTAGAAGATACATTTACTTCCGCTTGGCTAACTAAAATTGTAGCAGATGATTTGGATTATTTCAGGGAAAGCAAACCAATCAATTCATGGGCCGGCGTAACTGTTGGCACATATCTTGATGAATTGCTTTCTGAAGAGTTTGTAATTACACAAGAAGAGTTATTTGAACTAGCTGGCAAAGGAGTCTATTACAATTTTATCTGTCGAAATATTTTGCAAAATGGGCCAGTAAATCCGTTTAAACTAAGTGTTGCCGAAATGCATAGCATTTCTGAAGCGGAAACACATCGCAAGGGTTTCTTACATAATGTTTTTTAGTCTAAGATATACTGAATACATTCTATATGATGATTACATATTTTTTCATCTTTGTCATATGTCCTACTTAATACACTGTGACTATATTCTTCTTTGTATTTTTTATACAATACTTTATAGATTTTTATATATTCTCTTCCATAATAGAATGTATAATAATCAAGATAATCTTCTGTATTTTTTTCGGTGAATGCCATTTTTTCGGCAAATATATCTGCACCTATATGTGCCTCTGAGTGTGCTTTGGGATGAGCGTATTTTGTGTACAACTCATTTTCTGCTCCAATACAGATTACACATTCTGTAGGTGTATTTTCCGTATCTCTTTCATACCACATTATTTCTCCACAGTTAACATATCTGTCTCCATAATAGTCATAATCTTTGAAAGGAAACATTGATGTAAATAATAGTGCACCGTATAGTTCACCGTATAGTTCACATTTATATAAAAATTAGTCAATCTTCTGAACTAACAGACATTCCAGTTGATACTGGGTCATATCTTTCAAAGTAGCATACGATGCATCAGAATCTATAACAGATACTGAGATAACTCCAGGATAGATTGTCAAGGCCCGAATGCCAACCATACCTCCATAGTATTTTTGTAAAGCAATATCATCAATATACCAAAAAGACAGAGTCCAGCTATAATTTTTGAAAATTGAATCCGGAGTGATGTTAAATGCATTAGACGATGCCAGTATTGTACCAGATTTTTTTAAAAATAGATTAGTGTTTATAGAACACATTAATTTTATAATCATCCCCTACTAGTATCTTTTATTACATTACCATTTTCCATAGTTATCACACGATTTGCATACTTCAATAAATACGGATCATGAGTAATCATGATAACCGTTTTTCCTTTCATTGTCTGACTTAATAGATTCTGAACAATACTCTTGGTAGTATCATCTATTGCAGCAGTCGGTTCATCCATTATAATAATTTCCGGTTTGGATAAGAGTGTCTTGAGAACCCAGATAATCTGTCGTTGACCACCAGATAATTTGGAGCCATGGATACCAACAGAAGTATCTAGGCCCTTTGGTAAACCAGCCAAGAATCCATCTAATTTCATTGTTTTCATCAATGCTAAAACATCTTCTTTTGTTTTATAATCAAGCCCATAGACTATATTTTCATAAACAGTACGATTTAACAGAATAGGACTCTGAGGAATAAAACTTATACGGCGTCTTAATTCTTTGGTATCCATTGTCGAAAATGGAACTCCTTTTAGAAAAATCTCGCCCTTTTGCGGAGTCTGAAATTTCATGAGAAGACTTATCAATGTAGACTTGCCTGAACCTATTTCGCCTACTATCAGTGTAGTCTGATTCATTTTAATATCAAGATTAAATTTGGTGAATACAGGTCTCTGCATATCGGTCGACACATAAGAAAAATCCACATCTTGAAATGCAAGACCATTTGTCCTAGCGGGCTCTGAATAAGGTGTTCGTTCAGTCTTACATTCTTCAAATGTTTGAATAGCATTTTCTATTATACCTGACCTCATAATAACATCTTGCCAAATACCCATGATTGAAAATATCTTATTCATGACTACAAATAATAAAATTAATAACGTAACCGCTGTTCCACCAGTCATGGCTCCTTTCTTAACTTGTTTAAAACTATAATAACAGGCAAAAGAAATATACGCAAGCATGCATGCAATAATAATGTACTTATTTATAAGAGAACAAGACAGTGTTTTTTCCGTATAGACTGCATATTCTTTGTTTATTTCATCCATTCGTTCAAATTCTGCACCTACTTTGTCAAAATTCAAGACGGTTAACATATTTTTCATTATATCATTAATGCTTGACATAATAAGAGTAAATTGTTCATCGCGTTTTAGTGCATCTGGACTACATGCATTAAAACTATAGACCAAAGTACCGCAAAAAATGGCACCTACTAATAACAATGGTAGACCTAGAGTCCAATCTATATATGTAACATATGCAATGGTAGCTAAGATAGTTATAATATCTGGTATAAATTCCCATCGAATCAATTCAATATGATGATGCATGATACTCGGTAGTTTAATTATTTTTGTAATTATTTCACCTACATCTACATCACTGTAATTATTCTCTTTGGTCTGAAATACATGGGTCATCATTTTTTCACGAATAAATTTATAGAGTGCAGGATGCATTTTAATATCAATGTAGTCTGAAAATATATAGATGACCTGGACCATAATCACTATGCCAATAATTATACCAATATAGAGTATTGAATCTTTTCCTTTTTTTATGGAATCATATAGTTTTCCAATATAATGTGGCATGGCCACATCTCGAATCGGAAAAAATAGTAATATTATTATATACATACCAAAAAGATATTTCTGTTCACCGATGAATTCATACAGAAGTTTTTCAAAAGTCATGCTATTACTACATGAAACATCCAGCATCCCTACTAGAAGACAAGGTTTACCCTCCATGTACTATGATGCATTCACTTGCCTCTGACTTTGTTATAATATCATTGGCTACTAACCAATTTGAAATTTCCTCTCGGTGATCTCCTTGTAACTGTATAACTACATCATCGTCTTTGGTAGTCTTGATAGTGGCTGCACAATTAAAGTGTTTACGCATTCCTTTGGCAATTCGTTTCAGATCAAGTTCCTCGTCCTTGTCTAAACCCTCAATAATTGTAATGCATTTACTTCCTAATTGGACAAGATGTAAATGAATTTTGGCCCGGGGCACTGTAAACTCTATATCTAAGTTCATTACAAGCACTATATTTGTACACATGTTGTCAACTTTTAATTACGTCTACTACGTCTACGTCTATTTCTAGTACGTCTACCTCCTTGTTTATTATATCCAGATACATTGAGATAATGAGCATTATCTGTTAGATGTGCAGGGCCCATACCATAACCTGCAGTATATGCAGTAATTACATTAGAACCACCTTTTTGACCTTGGTAAAGAGCTACTTTGCCGAGATCATTCGATGCTACATCTACTGTATAACCACGGCATGAACCACCTCTTTGTCTCTGTGTTTGTCTTTTTCTTTGTCTTTGTTTCTGTTTCCTACTACCTCCCCGTAGACAACCACAGCCACCACCTCTCTGCGGTGCATAACAATCATCCGTATACGAACGACCTTCTAATCTAGAACCACCCATAGTATCCAGTGTAGAACCATTATATGCCCAGCCCATTACTCTACTTTATGCGATTCAAAAAATTCATTGGTAGATGTTGGCTCTTGAGATATTTTAATAGCCTCCCATTTTTTAAACGCGGGTTGCCATTTTACTTCTATGCGAGTCACATTAGCACATCCACGAAGAGCAGTTGACATTTTCAATGAACGGATAAGAGCTCGGCCAAGTGATACACTATCGGAACTTGTAAGTTCCCACTGGTCGGGACCGGATGCCCGTGTAGCCATTGCAACAAGACTTTCACTAGTCTGACTAGGTGGAATAACTTGGACTGGCTCACTATATGTCTGTCTTGACTGCCATCGGAACCTTCTTTTTTTGGAATCATCAGACATTAATTCCCAGACACCTTCAGGCTTTATAGATACAATAGGAGACCACGGAGCCAGTTCTATAGAATAGCCTAATTTGTCAACATCAGCTATACAATAATGTTCTAACCACTGTTTTGCAAGAATCCAGCGTTCACTAAAACGTATGTCTAAGATACGACCTTTCCATTGACTAACATCCTCAATCCATAGTTTCCGCTCGCGTCCAGACAAGGTAGCTTCCATCACCGTTGGTTTACCCGTTTCATAGAACTGGGGGTCAAGATGAACATTAAGAACCGCTACTCGTGGAAGAGGGAACCGTTTTGATGGCTGGTCACCTGATACAAAAATACAGAGTTTCTTCTCAGGAATAATACAGAGAAGACCTGTCTTAGATCGGTCTATTGGTCGCTTCAATGCGAACCATACATTCCGTTTCAGAGATGGCAAATGCTTGCTCTGAAATGGTATGGGAATAGAAGGAGGTGATAGATTTTTTAATATACTAGCTACGTCATGTTGGGCTAAACAGGGCAGACGGAGATTATCAGACCAGACTTGGTTTTTAACATCCATCCTGACGGTTATTAGTATAATAATTGTTTAGACTTAGAAGTTAGCAAAACCGGTGGGCTCCATCCCATCAAATGCAAATACATTTCCTTCTAAAGGCCCACTGTTCTGAGCCATTTCGGGATTAAAACCACTACCAGTTGACTCAACGGTACGGCCGGTAACATCAGATACCTTTAATGTCGGAGCCACCTCGTGAAATGACTGCTCGGGTCTTCTCAGATTCTCCTTAAATTCAGCAGGGGCTTTACCATCACTAGTTACTGGCTGTTGGTTACTTGGAGGAGAAGGCCGTTGAAGAGGCTCTTTTTGCCGGAGATCTTCTTCGGACTGACCGGTTACTTCCGGGTAAGGAACAGCGGCAGGTGTTGCATCCATATCCTGTCCTTGACTAGGAGGAGGACTGGGTCTGGGACCAGGTCCGGGAGTCCGGGTCTTTACCTTCTTGGTCGAAGCCATATTAAACCATTGATATGCAAAAAATCCAACTACTACTAAAACCAAGGCTACAAGTACCCATGTTAGATCCATAGTTCTACATTGATACAAATGAAACGTTTTGATCGCTGACGCGGTGGGGGGACATTCTCTGTTGACGAGAGCGACCATTCTTTAGTGACGCCAGTTTCACTGGCAGGTCAACTAAAGAATTTACCCCCTACCCCCTTGCTTTGAGAGAATTTTATAAAATTTGACACATTCATCTTGCTGTCTATTATGTTCTAACATGGTCCAGGTTGTTGTCTTATCTGCAAATGGTGACAAAAAGACTGCAGAACTTACTTCAGTAACGGGACAGACCATAGCCAAACTATGTAAGAAAACTAAAAGCGCCGTTTTAATTGGAATATACGGCCAAGGTATTTCTATATGGGGTTGGAAAGAGGGCAAGGCCGGAACAGAGAATAAGCATGAATTACCTCCGCCATATGATACAGAACTCTTATTCGGAGATGCTATTGCTACAATCGAAGAAGGTGACTTAAGCGTGGAAGATTGGGATTCATTCTACAATGAAGTATTGGCATTTGAAGACTTAGATGATGAAATAGATGGAGACGGAGATGTAGAAGTTGAAGTTGAAGGTGAAGGTGAAGGTGAAAATGAAGATGAAGGTGAAGGTGAAGATGTAGAAGGAGAAGGTGAAGATGAAGGTGAAGGTGAAGATGTAGAAGGAGAAGGAGAAGATTTAGATGAAAACGAAGATTGCTACGATGATGGTGACGAAGCAGGTGGTGGTTCTAGAAGAAGGGCCCCACGTAAGAAAACATCTCAAACGGTTGAATATAGACGAATTGATATGGGATTAAAAGCAAAAATTAAGTTACCCGCTCCTCTTGGTAAACGGGCTCCTCGGTGGCAGACAGAGCCAGAACTTGAAGAAGAACCTTATTAGTTACAAAATTTGACACGGACTTGTCTGAATTAGAATAGTTAAAATGATCCGTGACCATATTAAAAGTCTTATTAAAAATCTTGATTTGACTGAGGCTGAACAGATTGACTTGGATAGAGGTATCTATAATGCCACTATTCAAGATGCTAAAAAACGTGGAATACGTCTTCATTGGGAGAATCCGGATTTTATTGAAATTTACAAAGCAATATCTCGCCGTACTCTTGTAAATCTACAACCGACACAATATGTAAGTAATCCTAGATTATTAGAACGATTAAAAGATGGAGAATTTCCGGCCCATCAAATTCCATTTATGACTTCGAGAGAACTCTTTCCAGAGCACTGGCAAACTTTGGCAGATGAGTTATTAAAAAGAGAAACGACCATGTTAGATGGAAATCCTGAAGAGGG